GGTTTTACTACTTCTTGAAAATTAACTACATCGAAAGATCCTGCATTTTTATTGATAAAATTTTTTAATTGATTTCCTTTTGAAGCAATATCTTTTCCAAAAGTAAAAGTCTTTCCAGTTATACTGTCTTTAATTTTTATATTGTCACTAAAAAAATTTTCACGATTCATACTTTTTTTAAAACCTGAAGCAATACTAACCTACCATTACCAGGATTTTCTCTTGCAGTTTTAACAATATCTTTCCACAAAGCTTCTGTTGCTGTAGTAGCTGGTGGGTCCATTCCTTTTAATTTATATTCTTTTGCTTTAGCTGTTTTCTTAACAAGCTTAAGAGATATTGCAACTACTTTTCTATCAACAAAATTTTGTAATAAACCTTTGTTATATGTAGTAATATTTTCTGGATTAAGAGCTTTATTAATACTAATTGATTTATCTATGGCCCAGATATCTCCTGGATTCCATTTATCATCTTTGACAGGTTTTTGATCTGAATTTTTATATGCTACATTTTTAAGAGCATATATAGTATTCATTTCTTTACTATTTCTATGTAGTTTGTGAGATTTGTTTATATACCCTTGTTTAATCAATAGAACTGCAGATTCATATGATGAATGAAACCATCCATCTTCAACTGATAAAATTTCATCAATTGTAGCATCAACATCTACTTGTTTATATGCGGCTTTAAGTATATCAGGGTTTTGAAAGAATTCTTCAGATTGAATACCATGATCTAACATAGCTTGACATAGAACACATTGATGAGATTCTGTAATTTTAGTATTAAGTGTTCCACCACCGGAACCACCTCCACCACCAAATACAGAGCTCTTACCTAATTCTGAAGAACTTATTGTTTTTCCATCTCCATGAAGTGGAAATGGTTTACCTAGTTTTTTGAATATTTCTATTTGAGATAAAGCATCGTCGATTTCAGTAACAGTAAATGTACCACCTTTAGCGAGTTCTAAAGGTTTATTGTCTTTAATCAAACGTACTAAAATATCTAATCGATCTTCGCCAGTTATTGAGTTAGGCTTTTTCAATTCACCGGGAGTCAGTTTTACCGCTTCTTGAATTGAATCAGATTTAAATTTTTTAAATGCTAACATAGATATCCCTTTTGTTATATCTATTTATACATTATAATTCTTCTTCTACATTCACCCAGGGATCATGATCAAAGAAAGGATTAGGCTTTATATTGCCTTTGTTGTCATAGCATATAACTTTATTATGGTGCAATAATTCTAAACAAGCTTCAGCACCTTCACGTCTTCCAATTTTGTACGAAGAATACATCATACCAACTGTAACCAATAGCATTATTATAAAAAATACTTCAGTCATGGCTTGCAATCTTTTCTACCCATACTTGATAGCCTTCTTCTTTCATTCGGCTTGCAAATATCGCAGCGGTTTCCTCTAATTCATATAGATATTCCGCTACGATAATATCGTTCTTTTTTGCAATTACTTTAAAAATCACCGGAAGCTACCTGTAAACATTTCAATCCATTAGATCTCCACATGTCAACAACTCGTTGTCTGTCATCTAAGATAAATTGAACTGACCAAAATGGTTTAACATGCTCTTCAAACATTTCCCATTTAACAATAGAGTCTTCTCTATTATCTCCATCAGGTCTTGTAAAGATATGGTCAAATGGTACTTTATGTCTTTTCAACCAAGATCTACAGATTATTTCTGCAGAAGCTGGTCGAGCAGTAAAAACAATGATAGTATGATCTGGAGAAAAACGTTGTACGATATCTGCTACAACAGGATCCAAACCATCTTCACTAGATCTAGACCAGTCATAAGGGTCTCTATCAGTGAATCCTTCACGATGGCACAAAGTTCCATCCATATCAACAAGGATAGCTGGCGGATGTGTAATTGCTCCCGTATTGTTTTCCATGTTATTCTCCGTAAATAAATTTTGCTGTTGCATAAATTAATACCCACTAGTGATGTGGACATAAGCCTCATCACAATTTTCAATTTTCTTACCACATAAACACTCATCTTCTTCCTCGATAGATGGTGCACCTACTAAATCTCTTATTTGAGCTTCAGTATATCTTTGCTCTCCGTCTCTGACAGATTGCTTTGCCAGAATTTCTTCTGGCTTTCCAAATGGTGTTACAATAAATTTTTTCATTAAACACCTCCATTGGTTGGAACTGAAAATCCAGAAGCAAGACCACCTGAGTGGTTTGCAAGGTAATGTGGTCCAGTCCAAGCTACGCTGTAAGTTTCAAAGATGTTTCCTCTAGCTTTATTTGTAGCTGGAGCATTTCTTCCAGCAGCTTTAAGAAGATCACCAACCTGAAACTTTTTGTTTCCTTTATTGATAAATCCCCAAACTGAACCTTCAGTTTCAACTCTAATATATTTAGACCCTTCATGAAAAGTAATGTTTTCTGCAAACCTTTCAACTTGATCTTCTGCATTATGAAACTTTGCAGTAAACCTGGCGTAATCTGCTACGATTGCGTCCTTTAGTATTTGTATTTGTTTTTCCATTAAATTAACTCCTTATTTAATTATTTAATATAGATATTATAACACAGTTTTTCACAAAAGTAAACAGTTTTTTTCATTTATTTTCACTTTTTTATATTATTTTGTTATAAAGGAGTAAAGATCTGATCTATAATTTTACCACATTCTTGTGCAATTTTGATATGTTCTAATTGAGTACCATGTTCGCTACGCAGTTCTATATAGTGAATCCAGCTTCTTAGAGTGCCATTTACATACATTCTAGACATTGTTAGCCCTTCAGGTAATACCGCTCTAGCTTGCTCTTTAGCAATACCAGCTTCAATTGCCCAATCATAAGCCTTTTTACATCGTTCAATAATTGTTTCTTGGTAAGATTCCCATACATATTGAATAGGATCATCTTCTGAAAGAGCTATTGAATTTTGCCTATTTTTAAGATCTTGAAGTCTAGCACTTCGTGTAGTAAACTCTAGATCATTAGTTGGATCTGCATATCGTTGACTAAATTCTTGAAATGAAAATGATCTATGTCTTAAGATTTGACGAGCAATATCTCTGGGACAATTGATTTCCATACATACTGAAACCATTTCTAATGGTGACCAATGTTTGTGTTTAATAAGATATTTGACTAGCTTCTCAGCAGTTTCCTCATTGAGCTGATTATCAGGGTTTGATACCCTAGCGCAATAAGCAACCAACTGTAGAACATCGTTTGGAATATCGAAGTCTACAGCTGGTTGTGAATATGATATAAGTTTCACATCCGTCATAATAAATAGCTTTCCTTAACTTTCAGATTTAACTAAAGTATAAATGCCCCAAGCAAGACCAACCCAAGCTGCAAGCTTAGCTAATCCACCAAACAGAATAACAGAACCACACACGGCAATTAGACCTACTCCATCGAGAGAGGTTCTTTCACCTAGTCTTCCCATTACCCAATCTTTTGCTTTTACTAACATATTTTCTCCTAAGTTTTAAAATCAGCAAACGTGTCTTTTGTTTCTCTATCGCCCCACGTTGCTATAGGTTTGTCGGGAGCCATATCTGACATAATATCAGTTTGAGCCGACTCTTCAACATCGTAAAGTTTCATTCTAGCTCGATCAATACCAATTACAAATCTCTTGTATTTAGTTGGATCGTTATAACGATTCTTCAATTGCTTAACAAGTAACTGGCCAAGTTCTTCTAATTCCTCAGTTGAAATTAGAGCAAACATAAGATCAGCAGTTGCTGGTAAGCCAAACGATTCCGAAGTATCTTCCAATCCGACATCAGTATTACTATAACCAGATCGTGTTGTTTGCGTTGCACTCACGATCGGAAGATTAAATTCGACAGCCAAACCACGTAGCTCTTCAGCTATAGATTTAACGTACGAATAAGTATTTATACTTCCACCTAGTCCTTTTACCCTAGATGATGCACAAATATTCAAATAATCCAAATAGATAATATCGGGTTTGAAATTCTTTTTAAGCTTTAATTCGTTTAATAATGCCCTAAAGTGACCAGTATGAGCTGCACCTGTAGGATATTCTTTAACGATTAGTTTACCTATTGACCCTTTACCAATCTTTTCTATTTTAGAATCAAATACATTTTTTGGTAATGATTCCAATTGTTGTATTGGTAAGTCCATAAGGTTAGCATCAATACGTTCAGCAATTCTTTCTTCAGCCATTTCCATTGTAATATACAATACATTTTTACCGAGTTCAAGATTTGCTGCAGCGCAATGACACATGAATAATGATTTACCTACACCAGTACCAGCCATTGCGATATTGAGTGTTTTATTTGGTAAACCACCTTTTGTAATTTTATTAAGATAATCCAAATCAAATGGAATTCTAGTTTCGACTGTATTATAAAATTCAAAACGGTCATCTGAATTATCAATATAGTCATGGCCAATGTTAGGATCGAATGATACACCTAGAGCATTGGACAAAATTTCAGGAATAGCTCCATCTCCTCTTTCTGAATCTTTACCATCAATGATTTGAATTGAATCCATGATAGCATTATAAACTGCTCTATCCTTACACCACTTTTCTGATTCATTAATTAAGTAATCAATATCAATATCTGATTTTTCTTTTAGTTCATTAATTAATGTTTGTGTTCTGTTTAATACATCTTCAGGCGCATTAACCTTTTTTAGTTCAAGATCAAGTACTTTGCCTGAAGGTATTTTATTATGTTGATTAACGAAAGATACAATAAGATCAAAAACAACTTTATGCTCTTGATCAAAGTATTCTTTCTTTAGAAAAGGTATTACCCTACGACAATATTGTTCATCATTGATTAGATGGTTCAGTATTTGTGTCGGGATTTGATTTGATATTTCCAATATGGGCTCCATTATCTAGTGAATCCTCAATGGCGTGTTGTAACACACCACCAAGATAATTCTTAAAATTTATATCATTTAAAAGGTCATCTTCTTCATAACCTTTTGAGTCAACTATATTATAAGAAAACGAAAGAGTAGCATAACCTAACTCTACTGATTCTTTTACGGAAACAGTACCATATATATACCTGATACCCTTCCATTTTCCAGTCAGAAGTTCAACAGCATACCAATCTTCCTCATTGGATTCTATGAACTTATAATCATTTTTTGTTATGACTTGTTGATTACTCATCATTCAAGTCCAATTCAACTTCTAGTAATGGCTTATGACCAATTTGGTAATGACCTTTAATAAACTTTTTAAAGTCTGTTCCAGTCATAATTGGGTCCCAAAACTCTTTAGTAAGAGTATCTTTTGCTCTTACTTTTGGATCTAGTAATTCTCCAGTTTCTTTGTCAACATGACAATACCAACCATTGGAAGGCTT